GTGAAAAAAATATTACTGGTTACAGTTGGAGTGATGGTACTGGCTGGATGCGATGGCAAATCTCAGGCATTAAAACCTCTGCCATCTCAAAATCCTCTGTCGATTGCAGAAATGATGGCGACAAATAAAGAAGCAACGGCTGCTGAGTGCAGGAAGGGAGAAGGCTCATTTAGCTGTGAATTCATTACTGGCGACCTGAATAAAAGCGGTAAGTGGCACCATACCTGGCTAAATCTGCATAAGGGTGAAGCCGAAATGGTTATCGATGGAAATCGTTATAAGCTGGACGATGTTGAAAGCAATGCCTCTGCCAGGCAGGAAACGACTTCATTCTTTATGAAGAGCGCCGTGGGGGAGAGAGGTGCGATAAAAGTAGTGAGCTCTGACGAAGGAAAATTTTTAAGTTTTGAGGCCTATGGTTCGGATAATAAACCTTATACTCAGGGTATAGTTAACATTAACTAGAAAACTGATGGCGCTGTTTTAGTTTGCTGCCCTTTGTGTTCGACTTTGCAAATAGATATCGCGCCAGTGTGTCTCGACAGCAAAGCACAGTGAACTGATTCTGTTCTGAGGATTTTGATTTGACTCCCTTTTATAAACTTTCTGCCACCAGCCTGCATGGGCAGCTGATCTCTATGGCTGACTACGCAGGCCATCTGGTACTGGTGGTTAATACTGCCAGCCACTGTGGTTTTACGCCACAATACGCAGGGCTTGAAGCGCTCTACACAAAGTACGCCTCGCAGGGGCTGGTGGTGCTTGGCTTCCCCTGCAACCAGTTCGGTAAACAAGAACCCGGTGACGCTGAAGAAATCGCGCAGACTTGTCAGCTTAATTACGGTGTGAGTTTTCCAATGTTCGGGAAAGTGGAGGTCAACGGTGCCGCAGCGCATCCGATATTTCGTTATCTGAAAGACGAATTACCCGGTGTACTGGGGGGACGAGTCAAATGGAACTTCACTAAGTTCCTGATCGGGCGAGACGGCAAGCCACTCAAACGGTTTGCCCCGATAACCACCCCAGAGAAAATGGAGCCTGCGATCCTTGCTGCACTAGAAATCTAGCTCTGACCAACACTGAGCTCAACATGCGGATTAACGCTAAATACCCGCCAGAGCGTGGCTTTGCCCGCGACGAGTATAAAGGGACTAACGTAAGTGGCAGAAAATTCTTGATAAATCAGCCAAGTAGAAAAAACAAACGTTTATGTTTGATGCTCTTAGTCAATTTCCTCATGTAGCATAAAAAATACGTATTACCCAAAAGGCGCTTAAGTTAAATTTTCGCGTTTTTTTGTCATAGTTCTCTGTTAGCATTGAAACATAATGTTACATGTGAGGGCGGGATGTGAAAAAAATACTACTGTTTGTTTCTGGCGTGATGTTGCTGGCAGGGTGTGATGATAAATCTCAAGTCGCGGCGACCGTCCCGTCTAAGAATTTACTCACCATTGCTGAAATGATTATCAAAGGTAAGGAAGATATCACCTCTGAATGCAATAAGAGGGAGGCTTCGCTTAACTGTGAATTCCTTACTCCAGACCTGACTAACCAAGGTAAATGGCATCATACGAAGGTGGTTCTGTATAAGGGCAAGGAAGCAGATATGGTTATCGATGGCAAAGCATTTAACTTAGCGGCTTTTGATACCAATGCCTCAGTCGATCAGGAAACGACCATCTTTTCCCTGAAGAATGTTGATGGTGGCAGGGGAGACATAAAAATAGTCAACTCCGATGAAGGTAAGCTATTGAGCTTCAATGCCTACAGTTCGGATAATAAACATTTTGTGGCGAGTAGCGTCAAACTGAAATAACTCGCAAAGGGCGTTTGAGGGCGTCAGCTACAAATCTGACAGCTCAATATACTTACCGCTTCCCCAGCCCTCAGACGCGACTTTATTGGCGATATACTCAGCCTGCATAATCTTGCCCTGTCGTTCAAGTACAGCAATAAGTTTCTCTGCTGGTTGATGGTTAGGGTAATAGAATTTTGTACAAGGATGCGGCACCCCCATAACACTGGCATACTCGTCACAGTCATATTTATGCTTATTTATCATAGATATCATAACAAGAGCGGATATCGATACCGCTTTTTCACATAACCAGATAGCATTGACCAGATTGTCCTGATCGTATCCTGACTCGTAATGAGCGAAGGCTTTGCCTTTAATATTAAAGTGAAGATTTACAATCTGTTCTGCTGACATATGAAATATAAGCGCTATCGAATCAGTTGTCTGTTGCATGACTTATCCTTCCTGTTAATTGTTCTTAGGATTTCAAAGCGTCTAGTGGCTTACTAGATGGGGTGACCTTCGTTGTGCTAATAAGCAGTTTATCGTTAATTTGACGGCATGGGGAGTCATGGAAGAAGATAAAAAACCATCAATGAATATCAGTGGCTCAAAATGTGGTAATCAGGAGGATGAGAACCCACGTTATTGCCGTTTCGGTCACGCACCACCGCTTGATCTGGCTCATATCACGCTTTGTTCCATCAGCGCTTTCGTTTGGCCATCTTACGCACCTGATTATGATGAACTGATTGTTTAATTTTTACTAATCAAATGGTTAAGAAAGTCTAACTTTCCAAATAGAGTATTAGATGGGTCATCTTTAATATGCCCTTTGACTATATGGTGATTACCATGGTCTTGAATCGTTAACTCTAAATCAAATGGCACGGTACCATTAAACGCCGTTGGGGCATTTTCATTGTAGGGAGTTGTTTTAACTAACGCTTTATTTCCATTGATGATACCTTGATAATAAGAAACATTCCCGCCACCATTAATCGCCCCATCATTAATCACAACAACCCCATCAAGATTGCCACTAATATTAACGTTGGTATTGAAAGTGAGTTTATAAATTCCATTCTTCATGATGAATGAGCTCCGTATATCATGGTTTATATCCTATCGTAGATATTATTCTACCAAATTTATAAAAATATTCATGCCCTGACGACAGTTGCATCTGGCATACCGGTCTATACCCGTCATACTTCAAGTTGCTTGGGTGTTGCCTGCGCTCATGTCGCCGAATCACATAGTATATCTATGCTCATCGACGGCCTGAACTTGGCGCCTACAAGCAACTCGAACTATTTTGGGTATATACCCGCCATACTTCAAATTGCTTAAGGCTGCTGGCGTTCAGGCAGCCGACCTTACTCCGTACTTTTCCTCAATCAGAAAGCCCCTCTGTTGCAAGGCCACATGATACAAAATCATGCCCCATATTGAGCATCTTTCCGAGGAAATTGTAAGTATCGCCGCAAAAAGAACCGCTCACTCTTAGAGATCTTCCGACATTGGAAACTGTTCTCAACCAAATATCAAATTATCGATACTTTGATATTTGGTTGATACTGGACGAAAGCCAGTTATTATAACTGGAAAGCCGTGCACTGAACGATGTTATTGAAAAAGCTTTAAAAACAGTGATAAAACATGGACTCGTCAGTGACTTGGTCTCGTAGTTTGCGATGAGCCAGTGGTTCAGGCATTGATGGAAGCCGCTGAACGTTCTCCGCGATACGGTTTTAAACAGCTTTTTCAGGTCAGAGAAATGGCATGGTTCTGGCAGCAAGATGATAACCAGAATCGTACCCATGAAAGTTTGAATAACCGTTCCCAGAGATATACCGGAAACAGCTAGAAAACTCTAATCAAGTCTGTCTTAGATAACGGGGAGTGGACACTGCCAAACGGTTCCTTGGGTTAGGTTGCTGCTGGCGGAGGCGGAAAAGGCGAATAATCAATTTGCTGGTATTCAAGAAATTGAAAGGCAGAGGCAAAACAAGTGAGCTGCCTGAAGGACTACATCAAGCAGCAGTGCATTAAATAATCAATGGAAGGTCAGTAAAGGTTTAATTCTTCACTTAACCGTTCAATTAATACTAATTGTGGACCGTCGAAGCTATCGGATGGTTTTTGTAAACCGATTACATGTGCTGGTTTTGTTTCTGTTTCCATTCTAGAAGATAGTGGATGCGGTAAAGTTGAAACAAAAACTGGAGGAATGTCGATATTCTGATCATTGAATTGATCACCAGTTAAATCAATGTTTACACCATTTATTTCAATCCAGATATGGTTATTAGCAGCGAGTTTATTATAGTTTGAGTGGCTCTCGCCACATGTTGCAATCACCTGATTAGGGGACTTTATCTGTTATTGTATATAAAGTAACGGCTAAGCATTCAGTTACAAACCCACAGGCCCCGCTGGGAAAATCTCTTAACCCACTGCCGCCTGAGTCATTGAGTGTTCCATCAGCATGCCATTTATCAAGACAATCTCTGATTTTAACACCCAAGCTTTCTAGTTCATCTTTGTTCATTATGAATTCCAATTTATGGTGCTCACCGACAAACAAGAAATGTTCTGTGGCGAGCACCTCATCGATTTAAATGCTACACAGGCGGCCGTTCGGACGTAAAAAGGTATTAAAATAGCCAAGACTCCGCCGTCAATAGCTTACTTAAATAACTTGCCTCTGTAGATTAAGTTGAAATCGTTCTCCGTTCACGGTAACGATTTTTGTTGAACTAATCTCAATAGGGGATGCTGCAATAATCTTTTTGCCATCAAGTTCGATTTGAACCCTGACAGTATAGATGCCATCTTTCTTAGTTAATTGACCAATAAAGGTTTTTTGTGTGTCGTTACTCGTTTCACTCACCCAGGAAGGAATGTCTAAACCCACAGCCAGTGTCGGGAGTATGTAATTATTAAATTTGGCATTGATTAAAAAATTCTCTGTGTTTGAGTCAACACAATCCCGTACGGTTTTTTCTTTTTCGCCGAATGCTTTATATGTCACGGTGGTGCAGAGAGCTGGAGTCGCAGCTAAAACTGAGCCAGTGAAGTAAGTAGAGATAGCAAATATTATCGGTAAGCAGCAGAGTTTCATTCTCGTTCTCCATATGAATATTCAATAGACTATCGGCAACTATTATTTCTTTCTTGAGGGTATATCTCATTTCTGAATGTAATTCGCTAACGCAATGGTATTGATGCGTTTAGTTAAGATTTAATAAGGAATAGTACATGGCAAGACCGGATTGGGGAGCCATACAAAAGCAGTTCCTCGCCGATCACGCCAAATCAAATATTTCCCCGAAAGACTGGTATGAGTCGCAAGGCATCAACTACGCAACAGCCCGTCGATATGTAAAAAAACCTCCGCAAAATGCGCAAGAAACTACGCAGAAGAAAGTGCGCAATGCGCAGATAAAAAAAAGCGCAGATGAACTGATAGATGACGATGGACTATCTGGAGCGTCGCTAGGACAATCTTTATGTGTTCAACGCATCCTCTAACGGTGCAATTGTTCTTGATAACGCCCTGATTGAGGGTGATTTCCGTAAGCGTGCGTTTTACCAACTCGGCGGCAGCATTGAGCATCGTGATGTGAATTCAACCAGTAAGGTTACTGGTAAAAAAATCGGTGCCGGTGAGTCGGTTGGCGTTAAGGCGCCGTGGAAATATGTTCCGTATGAAACCACTGAGGAAGCATTCAAACGCCGTGGGCGTGACGTTTCCGAGTTCTCTGAAGTTGTGGGTGTTGATGTAGCCGATACAACGCTTGAAGGTTTCATCAAGTATGCCATTCAGGCGCTGACTGCTGCTATACGCGTGAACCCAGTACCGATGACCTCGCAGCTTTTGGCATGACCGTTGATGATTACGATGAGGTCATTATCGATATCTGGCCATCATTTCTTGTATTTCAATCTGCCGGCACACAATGGCGAACGGGGATGAGTGGACCCACAGGCTTAGACTACAGCGCTATGCCTTGGCTGATGAAGTCTCACGGGATAGAGGATGAGGCGACCGCGCTGGTGGATATTCGGATTATGGAAGCTGAGGCGCTGTCAGTAATGCACAAGTAGCAGCCCCCCACTCATAGGGTTTTCATTGCCTTGCATCTTACCTCTGTTAGCATGTAAGAAAAGGTTATTTTGGGGATAGGGATGTGAAAATATTTGTATTGGCTTTCTTTTTTATTGGGTTATCGGGATGCTCAACAGTTCCAATTAGTCCAAGGCTTGCCAAAGAGGTTACACCCACAAAAGAATTTCAAGTAAAAGCCAATTCGACACCAGTAACTATTGTTCGAGATGAAGGAATGATGTCTGGTATGTGCGCTATAACTGTATTTATTAACGGTCAACCATTAGCAGAACTTGAGACTGGCGAAAAAGTTATAGCTTATCTCCCCGCCGGAGAGGTGGTTGTAGGCGCAGGGTTTATTGGTAAGGGTATATGTCATGGGGCTCCAAAGAAAGAAAGGGAATTTGTGATTAAAGATGGAATATCGCGAACCCTAAGAATATTTATAGATCAAAGTGGCAATGTCGATATATTGCCTACAACGATAAACTGAATAAAAATATGTAAACTCAACCTCGCATCCGCGGGGTTTCTTGCTTCCCTTTGTGCGGCACTCCTGTTCTACCATCGAAACATAATGTTACTTGGGGATAGGGATGTGAAGAGGGTTGCTATTTGTTTTCTGGTTTTATTCTCATTTGGGATCAGTGCTAATGATGAAAGCCCCGAAAAGTCATTCAAGAGTAGTATAGATTCGCTTTGTGAGCAGCATCCACACAAAGAAGTGTGTGAGGAAATGGTGTTATCTCTCGCTTCTCTTGCTATGTCCAGCGCTGGTTTTTATACACAAAGCTGTATGGATGAAAGCAAAATACTTGCAAAAGATAATAATGCTTGTGATAAAGCCAAATCTTTAGTTGGATATTTAAGAACTCTTAAGCAGTAGATCGCAAAACATAAGCACATTTCGTATTGTGGCAACTAAATAAAATTGCAATTTAAATCAATAAGCCTCACTCCAGTGAGGCTTTTTTCGCCTGGAGAAAGGCAAATGACCGATATTGCAACAATATCGCTTCGTGTTAATACCAGTGAACTCGAAAGAGGTAACCAAGCTCTCGACTTATTCCAACAGTCGGCAGATAAGGCGGCTGATGGTGTTAATACAGCCAGTAATAAGATACTCACCCACAGCGATCTGCTCTACAGTACAACCCTCGGACTCATCATTCGTTTCAGCGCGACCATCATGAAAAAGTTTAACAACCGGTGACGCTGCTTTGATAGTCCCGTCTGATGCTTTGGTTGTATTTCCATTGTGATAAATCGTTCTCCATGAAGTCCAGGCATTCAATTCTCGCGCTCTGAAACCTATTGCTGAGGGTGATATTTGTAGCTGAGAAATCATCCCTGTATTAGTCGTTTCCTCCTGACCGAACCATCCTCATGAGCGGTGCGTAATTATTGAAAAAACCTGTAGCAGCTGCGCCCCCGCTAGCAGAGAATCCTGATGATGTAATTGTGTTTGCATCCGAGTACTGAGTAGGCCCTAGTAATGGGCTAGAGCCCAAGCCAAAGTCCCCCGCCGATAGAACAGATACCCATCCCTCCCAGCCATTCGTGTCTTTTGATCTCCTCCACATTCTTGGTGTGGATGAGTTAGACCTCATGCAAAGCTGTGTAATGTAAAGCCCATTCACAATACTTAAGACAAATAACCCGCCAACGGCGGCGGGTAGCTCAGGTTGGGTTTGTGTTGCCGCATGGTATATACCAGTCTCTATAATTTCATCCCAGTTAACTGAGGATATTGTCGTATTACTGAACCCTCCCAAACCAGCGTTTTATAGAATGCCCTATTCAGTTTGTCGATACACTCCACCAATACTCACATTTGAATAATTGGTGATAAAACATGCAAATAGGCTATGTACGCGTATCAACAAATGACCAAAATACATCATTACAGCGTGATGACCAGGAACGCGCAGGATGTGACAGATATTTGAGGAGAAAATGAGCGGTACTGTAGCTAATCGCCCGGTACTGAAACGTGTATTAAAACAGTTGGGAGAGGGTGACACGCTAGTAGTCTGGAAACTAGATCGGCTGGGACGTTCAATGCGCAACCTAGTATTGCTGATTGATGAATTGAAGAGTTGGGGAATTAATTTTCGTAGCCTGACAGATAGTATTGATACATCCAGTCCGATGGGGCGTTTCATATTTCACATAATGGGCGCTCTTGCAGAAATGGAACGCGAACTAATCATTGAGCGGACGATGGCCGGTTTAGCTGCAGCGAGAGAGCAGAGCAGAATCGGAGGGAGAAGACCAAAATTAACACCAGAACAGTGGGCTCAGGCCGGGCGTCTTGTTGATAATGGCGTAGCTAGAAAACAGGTGGCGCTGATTTATGATGTGGCGGTATGTAGTCTCTATAAGAAATTCCCGGTAAGAAAAAATCAGTACAAAAATTAGAAAGGTTTCTACGCAGTGGAGTGTATTACATTTAAATTTCCGCTCTGTGCCAAAACCGGACGTTGCTGACACCAATAAGTAAAACATTTTTCGTGATACCACTCACGCTATTGATCCTGGCTCCGAATATGCTCCAGTCATAATCAGGAAGAACCGGCTTCAGTCATTGACAATGAGATAGGGGACATCAAACCTTGCGCTGCTACAAAGCTTAGTAACACAGGATTTAATTTAAACACAATATATTCCTCAAATGAGGAATATAATTGCGTGGCACAGTAATTCGCTGCGCAGGAAATTAATCTGCTTATATAAATTGTTTCAAAAATTTAATTCTTGGCATCTGGCGTAATGAACATCTATGTATTGCGAAAGAAAAATCTAGTTAGGGGTTTGGGTTAGGGAATTGTGAGATAGGAGGTGAGGTTTAGTAATTTGGCTATATAAGGAATTCAATAGAATGGCTCTAAATATTAAGAGCCATCACAATACAAAGCACGCTACATTAAAAAATAAAATTAGCCATCATCTTGAATAGCACAAATACAATTTGCCAGTCGTGTCGGTTTTAAAAGTCGATAAGCATATTTATCTTTTAAACTCTGAATATGCCCTACCAATGTGTATCCACTACGTCTTGATAAGTTACTTTTTAAATCGGATTCAACTTTAGTATAGTCTTTCACAAAAGCATTGTTTGGTGACTCAATCATAGCTTCTATAATATCAGCTAACCCTTTAAAACCCATTTTTAAATTATCTAGATCGACCACATTTAACTTTTCAATGGTTAGCGTCAAGTCAGAATTTATATCAGTTAAACTATCACTTTTAAAAGCGACAACCCATTGCCCATGAGACATCCTATTCCTTAGTGTGCTTGGCGTTGTCACATAGTCAATGATTAATTTTTTAATATAAATCTCAGCGGAAGATAATTGAACAGAATTGAATGTTGGTACTGATAAAACTTTAGCCTTAGCTAGTCTTAAGCATTTAAGCCATTTAGCTTCCATTGATTTTGTTCTTTTTATATTCTCTATTTCGCTTAATTCAAAACCATAAGGTGTATGAATTAATTTTGAGAATAACGCTTCAGTCCAAGCAGAGTAAATTAGCGAAAGAGTTTTCGTATGGATTCTTGCCTCAGTATGTCGATCATTTTTTAAGGCAAGATTCAAACTAATTTTAGCGATGCGCCAAGCGCGATCCAATTCTTTTACGTTCTCTGTCTGGGATTGGAACACGATAAGTTGTTGGGTTCTATCCATAACGCGCCTTAGGATGAAATTTGCGACTCACAAGTATGGAAAAAACACTTAGAGAGTATTTTTTCCATACCCGGAATTGAACCAGGAACCTCCTTCAAACCTCAATAGATGCAGATTTAAAGGCGCTCTACCAAATTTGAGCTATATGGGCAAAACCATAATTACAAGCATGTTAAGTTTTGTCAAGTTTTTTGTCGGCAACCCAATATTCAGCCATATAATGGCTGTAATCGACTAATGCATGAGTAGGAAATTCAGACTGATAGCTATCATCAAAGCTATAAAATAAAGCTAGCTGTGCTGACCTGACCTGCTTCCTGTTGTTTAATACGCCACGTTTTAAGTAATAACTTCATCATACTGCGAATGTCTTCTCTTCGCTCTTAGCTGACATTGGTTTGACGTTGGTTCGCATAGACTATAGAACTGCTGACAAATGAGAAAATTCTTCCCCAAAACTAAAGTAATAGATATGGAAAACATAGGGTTAAAAGAGGTGACTTAAGGTTATAAAGTCACTAATGAAATATATTTTCTATATAATAATCAGATAATTAAATAAAAATCATTAATGTAATGCACCGTCACATTGACTGGTTATAAGTAACCAGCATTCAAAATACATAACTTATCACTGTGATCGCATGACACCGGGAGCCATAAATTTTGTTTTTTATCTTCCGCTCTTATCACATCCGTCAGACAAACAACTAAACCATCATCCCACCAGCTAACACTATGCTGATTTTACGCTTATCAAAGTCGTTTTGAATGACATTCCTTAGGGGGAATTTACCGAGGAAAAGCCGATAACCGTTTACTCAATTACAAAGAAACACATCTCATACGAGTCAGAAAAACGCTATTTTCTATGAAGTTAGGCGTGAAAATTTGGGGGCATATTGGGGGCGTTTTAGGGGCAAAACAGGGTTTGGGGGCGTAAAAAGGGGCGTTAGAAAGGCTCTATATGTCCTTCCAGATTAATTGTTAACTGATTGATTCTAAATAAATCTTATATTTTACATTAAGATATGATTTTTGTTACTATACCCCCCTATAGTACTCGCCTTATATCTTAACCAATTGAATTATAAAGTTATTTTACCTTTTTTGTTTCGGTTTGGGACACTATGGGGACAATCCCCAATTTCTGGTTAAGCATACTGACCTGCTCGCCATCAAACTCTTTAATCCACGACGAATACACACGGAAGACCATTTCTGCGTCTTCATGGCCAAGCTGACTTGCAATAAATGATGGGTTAGCTCCAGCAGATAGAGCCCAGCATGCAAATGTATGGCGTGACTGGTAGGGCGTTCTTCGACGAGTACCTGATTTCTTGATTGCCGCATCCCATCTGTCAGTAATTGACTGCGGGGAAAAATAAACACCTGGCTTATTCTTTGATAGTCCTGATACAAAAATGAAACGGTGCTTCTGTACCTCAGTTTTTCCATGCTCTCTGAAGTTCTGGGTGATATCTATCGCAGGCAAACGCCCCGTAATAACGTACTGAGCTCGTAATGCATCCAGTGCTGGAGACAGCAGGGTGATTATACGATCACCAGCAGCTGTTTTGGGTGGAACAAAATCGCCAAGCCGAGTCAGATTTCTACGAATGTGCAGCGTTCCATTTTCAAAGTTTACGTCACTCCATGACAGCGCAGATATTTCTCCGTGACGAAGACCGGCATTTATCGCCAGTTGCCACATATTTCTATCCTGGCCAGAATTTGCGAGCATAAGTGATGCATATTCCTCTCTCATTAGAGGATCAGGTTTTGTCCTGTCTTTGTGCAGTTTTGTGATGTGCTCGAAAGGTTTACCCTTGATAAATTTACTGCGATAAGGGGGAGAAGTGACAGACATCTTATTGCAATACGCTATCCGTCGGATTGTTGAGCTGGAAAACCTCACGCTTAAAATCTAATCTACAGCCAATAAATAACTATAGTAACTCATTGAAATTATTGGTTTGGTTAAGAACTTCAGCCTTGACAATTTGTCTTTTTGGGAAATATTATGCCTATTTGGGTCACGAGAAGGGTTATAAAATGAAATACGGATTTAACATAAGTTATGATAAGCAACTTCCCACGCAAACTCTGAAATATCAAACAACTGATTTTAAGACGGAGTTGAGGGAGGTAATGGAAAAGGCTATTAAGGGAAACGATGTTTCTATCATTTATAAACATGCCGAAATCATAAGGAATTGGTTTCCAAAAGGTGGCTACCATATTTTTATTTCTCATAGCCATAAAGACGTTGATGTGGCAAAATACATCGCAAATAAACTTTATTCTCATTATGGGATTAAAAGTTTTATTGATTCTGAGTTTTGGGTTTATGTTGATGAGATAATATCTGAAATTAATCATAAGAATTTCCCTTGTGGTGAAAACAACGAATATTTAAGTTATGAGCCATGTATGAGAGTTGCAAGTAATTTCTATTTAATACTTGCCGATGCTTTGCTGGATGCGATAAACTTAAGCGACTCATGTTGGTTTTTAAATACGTCAAACTCAATTCACTGTACTGAATCATTAAAGAATGCCACATATTCGCCTTGGATTTACAGCGAGTTAAAATACACATCTGTCATTGAGCGGCGTTGGCATGAAGATAGACCTCTTGTCTCTACTGAATCATTGGTGAATGCAGCTAATGATCGATTTAATAAAATATCAGAGTCAGCAAATGTTAGTGTTGAGTATATAGCTCCTCTAGAACATCTGACTCCTGTTTCTGAAAACGTCATGAATAAAATATTAAATAAAGGTATAAATGATATTGAGTTGCCAAATGCCACTTGTAAACATGCACATTTTTATTGGTTAAATTCAATTTATGATGAAATGTTCAAGTAGAAACATTGCTAATTTTTAATTAAATAATTCAAGGTTGTGGTATGGATCAGAATAATAATGGAAGCTTGGCTGCCAAAATAGCATCATTGTCGACATTGCAAACAATAATCACAAGAATGTCAACGGTATCGGTAAGCATTAAAACAATATATATTACTGTTTTTGGTTTTTTTGTTTCTGGGTATTGGTTGGATGGTGATTTTCTTCTATGGCAAAAATTTGTTCCATTTTTATTTGTTACGTTTTTTTTTAGTCTGTTAGATTCGTATTATCTATCGATAGAAAAAAAATATAGACATGTATATGAAATAATAAGTGATATGCATATTGATAATAAGCTAAACTTTTTTAGTTGGCAGTCGCATTTTAAACAATTCCATTCTGAGGCATTAAAATCTGCCAGCATTTGGGGCTTTTATATCACAGTGTATTTAATATATATATTGATCGTGTCTGTTGTATATGATGCTAAAAGTAGTCAGAATGTAGACTCTAACAATACAGTTTATTTTTCTAAGTTATTTAACTTGTTGGAATCACAAGAGAAAATTCAGTATAAAATACTAGAGCGTTTAGATGGAGAGCCATCCTCACACGATTGTATCTATAAAATAGAGAATAATATTACAATTGATAATGAGCATCAACTTTCGCCAAATACTCCTAAGAAAATCACACCAAAGCCGATTGTGAAAACATGTAATTAAGTTATGAGATATTTAGTTTTTGGATTTAAATAAGTTTTATAGTATATTTTGTTGAAAGAAAAAACCCACACAGATATGTATCAATATAAACAAATCACAACCTGATCTATAATCCCCCCGCAAATTGAGGGGGTTATTATATCAAAGTAGAACTTAGCAGTAAAATTACAGGAAGAGCGTGATAGAGTGAGTATCAACCTTGTTGTATCAAACATCACATACAAGGAACGCCTGAACATGTCTGCTATCGTCGAATCTTTGAGAGCGTTCAGCCGCAAAAGTACCAACATAACGGTGTCCTTTTATCTATCGACTAACGACACTTTGTTATACTCCCATCGCTTCCGCTATACGGGGTTGTTTGTTATCGAAGCTACTACGAATGATTTCAATCAAGTTATCTCGGCGGATATCAGAAATGCTCTTCATGAGAGAGGCCTTAACTAATCAGTTAATCACTTTCTTAAATTAGAAATAAATCACCAAAATGGCAATACCGTAAATGGTACGCAGTACGGTACCTTTTGCCGAGGCATTGGTCAGAGCAAATTTACCAGAGCTTTGTGGAATGCAGGTTCAAGCAGCATAATCGCAACCTACTGAAAATATGATAAAAGATATAAAAGACTCTTCGGAGTCTTTTTATTTGCATTCTAGAAAAAATCGGTTAATAATTACTGTATATGCATACAGTGCCCAGCGTCTAGAGAATTAATTTAAAAAATCTCAAACTTTGTCCCCGCGAACCTATTAGGAAAATTCACGAATGTATTAGCATATGGATATGGGGCCATTTGGTGTGTGGAAGCATAAGCATTTGCATGAATTGTGCAGACGGGAGGATTAATGGGTAGGTGTACTGATATGAATCAGGGGGACGTGTATGATTTGGTAAAACGCTCCGATGGTACAGTGGTTGATTCGTTGTTTTTAGGTGTTGGTTGTCGAGCATTAATTACACGTAATGAGCTCTCCATAGAGCACGAAAAATTACAAAATGGTGAGCGCGTCACGTCGGATGCAGTGTTAAGAGAAATAATTAGTGAAATGATGTCTAAAAATTGACGGTAACGTAGAACTATTTGCATAATCACAATATCGGCTTGAACAACCGATAGCCTGACAAAGATGCGTCACGGGGAATACCATGACGCAGCTACAACTTATCAAGCAGTCCTCAGGAATACTGATCGCCGCAACGCCGGAGACCAGCGATTTTTTACAATCAAAAATCAAGCTCGGTGCTGTGCTGGTTGCTGACTTTAAACAGGTCCGTAATCCTGCATTCCATCGCCGATTCTTCGCATTACTCAATTTAGGGTTTGAATACTGGGAACCAACCGGCGGCGCTATATCGTCAAATGAACGGAAGTTGGTGACCGGGTATAGTAAATATCTTGCATCATTTGGCGGTAGTGAGGGGGCTTTGCTAGATGCCGCCGAGCAATATTTAGACCGAATAGCAGATAAGCGTTCTGGCAGTATCAGTGCCTGTAAATCTTTCGACGCCTTCCGGTCATGGGTTACGGTCGAATCCGGTCACTACGATGCTATCCAGTTACCTGATGGCACACTCCGCAAACATCCTCGCAGCATTGCTTTTGCCAATATGGACGAAACAGAGTTCCAGCAGATGTATAAAGCTGCACTCGACGTTCTCTGGCGTTGGATCCTCTCCCGTACATTCAAAAGTCGCCAGGAGGCAGAGAACGCTGCCAACCAGCTGCTTAGTTTCGCGGGGTAATGGCCATGAAACTTAGCTGGTTCCAGCATCCTAATTGCACAACTGAGCAAGCCGACGAGCTTCAAGCGCAGTATCGACGCCGTAACATCACTGTAGAGCGTAGTCTCAACCCTGATTTTTCCACCTGGACGATTAGTGCATTACTTCCTGAAAGCAAAAAACCATCTAAGGCTGATCGTCGCTGGCGCAATCGGATGTGGGGGTGATTGTGGCTAAGAAACCCCGCCGTAAGTGCGCAAATAAAGAATGCCGCCAGTGGTTCCACCCGGTTCGCGACGGGCAAGTAGTTTGCAGCTACGAATGCGCCAGCGCTGTTGGCAAAGAACAGACAGCAAAAAAACGTGCAGATGCTCAGCGCGAAGAGAAGAAGCAGCACGATGAAGAGGAGAAAGCAAGGCGCCAGCGCCGACGAGCTAAACGTGAGTCATTTAAGAAAAAATCTCAATGGGATAAAGAGGCTCAGTCAGCATTCAATCGCTATATCAGGATCCGCGATGAAGGGAAGCCCTGCATCAGTTGTGGTTCACTGCTCATTGGCAAAAGTAACTTTTTAACCGGTAGCGCTATTGATGCCAGTCACTACCGTTCACGCGGTGCTGCTTCTCATCTGAAATTCAACGTGTTCAATGTTCATAGTGCATGCACTCGTTGCAATCGCCAGTTAAGTGGTAATGCAGTCGAATACAGAATCAGACTCATTAAGTGCAACCGGGGCATCTCTTGAGCTGAACCCGGCAAAAGCGAACCAGGCGAAACTTGGTGATCCGATTAGAGAGGTATTTGGGCGCTATCGAATTTATCCCGACTACGTTGTACAGCCAGTATCACGCTTTGATAAAGACGATCCCACCATCATGAATGTTGAGATGCTGGTATGTCTTGGTGCTGGCAGATTTTCATTCAGTGATGGTGATATCAGGATTGGCTCTACACCTGTCAGTTCACTTGGGGAGGGTTTTGATTACACCACCTATCAACCCGGTGAAAATGTTTCCGAAGACTCTCGGAGCGAGAACTGGTTTAGCTCTACAGAGGTCGGTGGTACCTCTTCAGGCTCTGGTCTGGATATGGCTCAGACCGCGCCAGAGTCAGACGATATCATTGCCGACAGCATGACGATTTCAGGTGCATCCGTGACATTTACCGGGCTGAAATCAGGCAGCGGCTCAAGTTCAGGTAATAATGCGCTACCCAAATCATGGATAGAGGGAACCACCGTCGAGCTGAAGACTCCGGCGAGTTTTATGATCACTGAATCATCAGGGCATTCAGTGCTGGCAAGCGATACTCTGGCGGAGATCCTCCCGCACCCAGGCATGGCTGTAACCGTGTCCTTTGGTTATGCAGACTACGACCTGTTTATTGCCTCATACACAGAGAGTCAGCCAGCTGTTCCAGGCACTGGTGGCAGTAAAGCTTCAGTTCAGGCTGGTGCTGCGCCATCAACCTATGACTTTTCAGACTCACCGGAGACCTTCGCGCTGACATGGCGCGGCGTTACGTATTCGGTATCACTTATTGCTGATTATCTGAATATGTCCGGTCTCCTGGCTGAAATCAGCAGCGCACTTACCGGTTCTGGCCTTGTTGCTTCTGATAACGGTGGGACGGTACTTATCTCTGAGCGCTCCAGTCCGTTCGCTGGTGGGGCTATAACAACGTCCTCTCTGCCTGTCAGTGTGTTCGGTGATGCTCCTGTCTATACCTCAGGTTCGGCATCCACAGGGGGCAGTGCGGCGGTTACCGCCAGTATCACGCTGGCATACGGTAGTGCAGCGGGTATCGCATTTACAGGTATTCCATCAGGCTCTCAGCGTATTTCTGTCAGCCACAAAGGCAGCGAGTATAAAGTGACCGAAGTGGACGGGACCACTGCAACAGTTAAGCGGCTGATTGACGGCGTGCTTGATGAGTCATGGGGCGGTTTCACCTCCCGAACGATGGTCGATTATCAGGCGACGGGCGTGAATGACAGCGATCGCTGGATGGGGCCTTTCCTCGCTTGTCCTGAAAATGAGGTATGCGACCGCTTCGAGATTAATTTCTTCTTCCCCAGTGGTATTTGTGGATTCAATAACAGCGGCGACAAAGAAAATCGGTCTGTTAAATGGGAAATCCAGTATCGCGTTTATGGCTCTGGCGGCGGCTGGACAAGTAAGGTGGGGGAGTACAACAAAAGGAACATCAACGGGATGGGATTTACTGAAGTCATCTCGCTCAGCGCTCCGGGACTGGTCGAGGTCAGATGCCGGCGCACCAATGAGCAGGGGGAAAGCAACGCGCGAGACAGCATGTTCTGGCAGGCATTGCGGGGACGCCTGTTAACCCGGCCATTATCCTATCCGGATGTCACATTAATGGCTGTCACCGTCGAGACAGGCGGGAAACTAGCGGCACAGTCTGACCGTCGCGTTAATGTTGTGGCCACAAGGGAATATGACTCAGGGACAGGCAGGACTATATCTGGCGCACTGATGCATGTTGGTCGTTCTCTTGGTCTGGATATGGACGCGGAAACCATCGCTTCGCTTGAGTCTACCTACTGGACGCCTGAAAACGCTTGGTTTGACTACGCGACCACCGACAGCGTTTCGGCGCTGGAAATCATGCAGAAAATCACCAATGCCGGGAAATCATATTTCCTGCTGAGTGACGGCCTGGCCTCTGTGGGCAGAGAAGGGATTAAGCCCTGGACGGGTGTGATTACGCCTCATGAAATGACTGAGGAATTACAAACCGCGTTCAGTGCGCCGTCCGATGATGATTATGACGGCGTCGACGTGACCTATATCAACGGCACTACCTGGGCAGAGGAAACTCTCCAGTGCCGGACCAGTGATAATCCGACCCCGGTAAAAATCGAGGATTACACGCTGGATGGTGTTCTCGATCAGGACCAGGCGTATCAGATTGGTATGCGCAGGCTGATGAAGTATTTGCGTCAGCGACTCAGCTTTACGGCCAGCACTGAGCTGGATGCACTTTGTTATAACGTGGGTGACCGGGTTGTGCTGACGGATGATATCCCTGGCAATAAAACCATCTCATGCCTGGTTGAGGAGATGGAAATCGTCGGTGATAGCGTGATATTTACCGTCACCGAGCCCCTGGACTGGAGCTTTGCTAATCCTCAAGTCTTAATTCGCTACCAGGACGGCAGTGCATCTTCTCTGATGATGGCTACTGAGGTTAGCCATTATCAGTTGTCAGTACACTATATTGCGGCATTTGATGATATTGACCTCTCCACTTCGTCAATTGAACCCATCAGGCTGGTGTTCTGTGAATCAACCAGCGTGGGCTATGATGCGATTATCTCTGAAATCTCCCCACAATCTGACGGCACCTGTCAGCTGACAGCAAAAGAATATAAAGAGATATTTTATAGCCACGACAACAGCCATTATCCGGGCGATATCTCGTTCAATTAACATCACCTGATTAACTGCAGATAAATAATTCGCCAACAGGCCAGCCAAGTGATGGCTTTTTTATTGGAAAAAATAAAATGGCAACGACTCCAAACAAAGACAAAATGCCTTCAAACGCAGTACAGAACCTGCTGTTCAACTCAGAGAAAATGGACGAGGTTATAAATTCCGAAAGTTACGACTATGTTGACAGATTGGGAAAGAATCGTCGTACACTCGCTGGTATTGAGCGAGATGCTAGCAGGGCGATGTTGAACTATGGCTATATCACGAAGGACTCTTTTGAGGCGGGTGCTACCCTCATCACTTCTAACACTGTTTTACGCTGGCGCTTCAACGGCGAGTATTACCGCTGGGATGGGGACTGGTCAGGGCCCAAAGTCGTACCCGCCGGTTCTACACCTGAGAGCACTGGCGGGATGGGGCAAGGTAAATGGGTGGGTGTTGGTGACGGAGCGCTAAGAACTCAAATTGCGGGTACTGGTGGAGCTGGAAGTGTCGGGACAGAATCAGGGCTGACTGTTGAAGAGGCATTACTCAGGAGAAGCATTTTCGCTGTTGATTATCTCCCGAAAAATTACGTTACAGATGGTAGCGTATCTTATACGCCACAGTTACAAACAGCTATTGATGAAGCGGCAAGAATAAATGCCATGTTAGTTATGCCTGGCTTTCAAGTTTTAGTTGATGTGACTTTAACTCGATGGGGCGGCTTAGATATTCCGTCGGGCTCACATATTAAATTTAACCCGAACTCTTCTTTGAAGCTTAAACCTAACTCTCTTTCTTCTTATGAAATATTAAGCATAAGAGATAAAGAGAATGTGATGATCGAAAATGCTAAGGTTCATGGCGATAAATATACTCACCAGGCGGATGCAGGCGAGTGGGGTATGGGTATTTCTGTTCGAGGTAAAAGTAAAAACATACGGATAATAAACCCTGAGGTTTATGATTGCTGGGGTGATGGATACTACGTTGGCCAAACTTCTGACACGAGGGACTCGACGCCGACAGATGTCCACTTTATAAACCCAAAAGCGATTAATTGCCGCAGACAAGGGATGTCGGTGACATCAGCAGACGGTCTGATTGTTGATAATCCGGTTTTTAAAGGGACAAAATCATCTGACAGTCGATTTGCTTTAGCTGGCGGACCACATGCTGGAATTGACATAGAGCCGAATCACTACAACTCGATGCTGAGAGGTATTGTAATAAACAATATTCAAGGTAGCGATAATGACGGGGGGCTTTTCTATGTTTATTTGACTCTTACGGATATTAACGCGCCTGAGATTGATAACACCTACGATGTAGATATCAAGATAAACAGAATTCAAGATAATGGTTCGCGGGTTGCTGCTTTCTTTGTTGGAGCCGGAACCCGGACTAACTATAACGGAACGATTGTCGTAAATGATCTTGTTTCGAACAATGTAAAAGCCAACGGGATCCGATTCAGGAACTGGCCAAATAACAGCGTGCCGGTATTAATTGATAGCGTTTATATAAATGACTGGAATAAGGGTGGTAGTTCCCTGCCTGAATCTCAAAGAGCACCTATCGCTATAGACCAGGAATCCACTTCGGCTGGTTATGATATTGGGGGGATCGATATCCGAAGAGTCTTTCTCAGAAATAGAAATCCTTCAATGGACCCGAGTTTGTTGTTTACAAGAAATGAGGGCGGTAAGGTTTTAAATGTTGATGTTGAGATGTCTTCACTCGTCTTAAATAAAGGCAATTGCTTTCTGCAAAATCGCAGTGGCATGCCATCGCTGAGATTGCCTGCATTCGATAAGTCTGCCCTTATTAAAAGGACTACATCATGGTCGCAATCCGCAAGCATCATTAACGACAACGTAGTGGACAAACCTGATGTCCAGGTCACTCTAACACTACCTGACTCAACAAGTCTTGGGGAAAAGTCTAATGGCTGGTTCACCCGGGTTCGTATGATTAACGGCACATATACTAATTTTCGCATCCGCTCGACTACAGTACCGATGTATATGAATGGCGTTATTGCAACTAATGTTTTGGCATACCAGTTGTCAGGGGTGATACTGATTGAGTTTGATGGTTACGCGTATTATCTCAGTGCAAAAGGCCCTATCACTAAAGAATCATAAAGTTGGAAAGTTAGCCAGGGGTGGGCTGAAATAAGCAAATAAGTGGTGCAGATCAATGTTGTAGCTGTGTGAGTCTGTACGAGATATTTCCTGTAAAACAGAGCAAGAATATTGATGATAAGTTATCTCTGGCTGTTCTTTTACATTAAGTTGAAGTGACGGTGGCTGATTACAATCTGTGCCTGCTTTGTGCCAGAAGTGGAAGCTAACGCCTCAATTTATATAGGCTGGGTATTTTCACGGATAACATGGATTTTACTCTTTAGCTTCCGTTGATTATTTAAATAGAGACCTAGGTCGTCAACCTAGCAAGGTCTTTCTAATAATGATAGTGGATAAATATAATTTCGCCTGTGTTGGCATGGGTGTTTATTTGATGTGTATTAATTGCTGCATGTATGCGCTTGTTTTAAATTGCAAGCTCTGATGTTTTTATAGTGTAATTCATGGTCTTTTCAATGCGCCGTAATTAGAATGCTAATGCCCAAGTGTTATTCCTTGAGGCTAATTGTAATGGATTCGGGAAATCCTATTTGACTGTAGCACATAGTCTCTGTTATATATAGCTTTTCATTTATGAAATTAATCACCTCCATTTCATCAAGCCCAGTTAGACCTGCTAAAACTCTGATGGTATAATTGTACCAATCATGATTAAGCATGTTAATATATATATTGATATTCGTGGCATCATCTTGCCATGAATCCTTGGTGATTAATTTTTCCCGCTCAAAGCCTCTGATTAAATCAGTGGCATAAGACATTCTAAGGAATATAGACAATAGAAGCCTTACATTAACATGTGAGAAATTTCTCGGTATTGCGGATGGGAATTCATAAAACCTATAAATAAGTCGGCTAACAAAAACAGCAGAATCGGTAGCATTGACAGGTAGTAATGTACCTATGACACTTAACGCGCCACTTACCATAAAGCCATTTGCTACAGATGCATGTGAGCCACTAAGTGCAGATGTAAGACATGCGCTTAGTATTACGATAGGAGGAATTCTTGCAAGTTTTCTTAAATACCAAGTGTCAACTTTATCATCACCAATTATTAACCATCCATTGCTTTTATCCCCCCCATGATCTCCATGGCAATCCATAACAAGTAAGTGTCCTGTATATTGATTCAATGCATCGATAAGTTCTGTTTTTGTCCTAACATCAATAATCTCACAGTCAAGGTCTGGCATGTTTTTTCTAAATGTTTCAATAGCGTCTTCTAAAACAAATTTCAAATGATCACCAAGTTCAAAAGAACGTATAACTAAAACCTTCTTTAGTTCCGTGGCTTTTATAACAGCACGTGGGAAGTATGATGTATTCTGTAAAAGAACATTGCCAGGTGTAGAGTTTATCCTCGATATTTCGTGACTAAACATAATTGGTAGGTTTTTAAATCTTATCCAGTCTAAAGGAATGTCACAGACAAATGATATCTCACTGTACTTATTGCTTATGTATGAGCGTAGTTTCTTGCCAAGAACTCTTTTGATAATTGTGTTAAAAGCTTTAGCCTTTTTGATGAAAAGAGGGTTTCTTATTCCTAATTTAAGAGCTAATTCTTCGAGTTTTTTTAAATTATTGCTATAATGATTTATTGAATTAGGCATCCTTATCGCTGGGATTTTTTTATTTAAACTCAAAAAAGTGATCGCGGAAGTTGTTAATCGCATTTCTGAACGTCTCACAGATATGAGATGACGGAAAATTGAGTTTTTGAAAAAGTCCTTTACTTTACTCCCCTCTAATTGGAAATTAACTCTAAACCCTGAGTAACCAGGGTTTCTGAGTACTCCATTAATCAGGAATTTTTTCTCATCTAAATTTAAATTGTCATTAACCAATTTATAGAGTTCATTTTTTTTGTCATTTAGGAAAGAATACATCCCAGGAGCATAAAGTAAAACCTCAGATGAAGGTTCCACACCTGATTTTTTTAGGCATTGTTCGTAGGCATCAACACTGTCTATTATTATATTTATAAATTCTCTCTTACTGCTTCCATCCTTAATTTTTTTAGGCGGTGACAACATAAACCCCATGGATTCAATAAGAAATTCATTTGGCAAGGTTGTATTATTAAGGGTCGATTTCCAACTTGAAAGTTCAAATGACGTTCGCCTCCTTTTTAGAGTAACGGATATTTTTCTTTCACCAGTGGTTCTCCGTATTTTATTCTCTATAAACTTTAATCTAGAATACAAGATTTTATCAAATGAATAAATACTATCAACTTTACTTAGCGGTATATCAGCAGTCTGATTGTTACAACATATTATAGGTGGTACATCAAAAGATTTAGCAAGCTTACTGATATGTAAAAAATCATCTGCAACACAAAAAATCAAGCAAAATGGTATGTGATAAATATTAGGTATGCTTTCAATATGCTCTTTAGATATAAGAATGATCGGGTTCTGTGTATTTAAAGTGCTTTCAGTCGATTTATCTTTAAGAACAAAAATATTATTTATTTCCTTTGGTGCTCTGTTTACCAAAAAGAGAATTTCAGCCACTTCGGGATTTAGAATACCAGCATCAAAACCCTGAAATATCGATTGCTCTCCAGTTGCTGGCATTATAACAATTTTAAGTATAGCACCTTGTTCTTGAATTAGTTCCATAAAAAATCCAAAGTGAAAATGTAACAGCATAACCTACAATTTAAAATACTACGGCTAGCAGCATACAGTTATGATTAACATCACAATAAATGAATTTTTTGTATATTGAACTTATTATAATTGACAGTATGCCATAATACATGCTGGGTGCTGCTCAGTATTTTTGGGGCAACATCAATTTTTCACTTTCAGCAGACATGAGTTTTGTTGTCATGTACTCAACCGATAATAACAGATTACTGATAAAGCCACTCACTAAAAATACAGTAATAGAGATGAAAAACATAGAGTTAAAAAATCCACCAAATGCTGAAGTATCATCGATAAAATTTATTTTCTATAAAAATCAAATGATTGAAGTAAAGTCAATAATGTAATGTTTGTCAGTAGGACGGTTCGAAGTAGCCTATTTTCAAAAATCCAATTTATCAAGCTGAGAACATGAGTATGGGAGCCTAAGGTTTCCAT